CATGCGCCCAGTATGTCCTTTGTTTTCATTGTGTTGCCCCCTTCTAGGCGTGTTGTTGTTAGGTGTCACCCTACCGAACCGTGGAACAGTTGTCAAGGGTATCTTGATGTGACCTGTGCCACAGTAGACAGGGAAGGAATCGCACCCGCCAACAGTCAACGACTGTTCTCTTTCTGTCTTGTTAGGTTCGCCTAACACTCCTCCCCGAAGATTTCGCACAGGGTACAGGTCACGCCCTCGTAGGCGCACCCCGCACACTCAACAGTCGGTGACTGTTCCTCGTTCATCGCTTGCCTCCGAATCCTCGCACGATGTCTGCGAACATCTGTTCGGGTGTGTCGTTCTCATGCGCTCTGGCGTGGCAGGTCAGGCACTTGCCTTTCGGGAAAATGTCCCACGGGTCAGTCGGGGTGTGACATTCGGCACACGGTACGGGTGTCCTCTCGGTCATCAGTCCACCCCCACGGTACGGCACACGCCCTTGTCATCGGTCACGATGAGGCGCACGAGGTAGCCTCGGGGGTCGCCCTGGAACTCCATCGTGACACCCTCAGGCAGAGACCTTGCCAGAACCCGCAGGCGGTTCTCGGTCTGTTCGTCCCGCTTGGTCAGCCAGTCCCAATGGGCGTTGACCCATTCGCCAGAGTGGATGCCGTCCCCACATTGGATTTCTGCCAGTCGGCGGTAGGTCTTGGCGTGTCTGGCGATGAGCGACAGGGTAATGGCGGTGTCGTGGGACTGTTCCCAAGAGCCGTCGTGCCCTGCTCGGTAGAGGTCGCCGAGCAAGGCTCGCCCCCTGTTTGTGATGTTCGGCATTTCTGCCCCCTTTCTTGTTGGTACTTGTACCGTATCACAGTTGTTACACGGTGTCAAGTGTTCTGTTAGTGACTTTCGTCACAGTCCCGCACCCTGTCGTGAACAGTCGCCGACTTTTCGGCGTGCGGGGAGAGTGTTACACCCTGTCCACCTTGTACGGGTCAGCCGTCACATAGATGTCGTAGACATTGCGGGGATGAATCCCAAGCATTGCCCGCACCATTTCGTAGGCGTGATAGCCAGAACCCGCCTCTACCTTGTAGCGGGTCAGTTCCCCGCCACCGTGAACCACGGTCTTGTGGACAATCTCCACCAGATAGGTTGCCGTCATTGTGTTTCCCTTTCTTTCTGGCTATGTTTCACGTGAAACGTTCGCCGCTTTGTTGTGTTCCACCTTACCAACTGTTCGACAGTTTGTCAAGTGGTTTTCGTGTGACCTTTGTCACACTCTCTTGGTTCCCCTCTTGGTTCCCCTCGATGTGTACCACTCTACCGAACCGTTACACCTTTGTCAAGTCATTTTCATGTGACATCCGTCACACCCCCAAACAGTCCCAGACTGCCCAACTAACAGTCCACGACTGTTCCCCCAACAGCCCACGACTCCCCAACTTGTAAGGCAGACCTAACACCCCGCCACCGAAACTACTTGCAGACTACAACTACCGACCAGTAGGTAGGTATGTTTGTTGCAAATGCAAGTACCGTGCAGGGGTGGTGGGTGCGCCCATAATGTTTGTTATGTAATTTCCAACCCCGAACACTTGTTTGCCGAACACTTGTTTGCATTGTTGCATTATGCAACTGGGGGTGTGCCGAGGCAAGGGGCGGGGGATATATGTATTAGAGCCTGTGGCGGGATTCACTCTTTTGGGGTGGTGAGACGTTTTTGGGTTTGTGTCTCATGCTGTGTTTGTTGTTGGTCACTGTGTGTGGTGGGTTGGCTGCTTGGTGTGGTGTTGCACATTTGGGGGTGGTTGTTTGCTGAGCGTATTGTTGAACATAAAAGGGCGGGGATGGGGCTGAGCATCGCGTTCCCACTTGCCTCACTCCTTCCCTGTGAACAACCGAGCGTTAGCGAGGGCGTTAGCCGCCGTAGGCGGAACCTAACGATGCCTGGTAGCACACGGGCATGAGTGTTTGCTCCCCCCACGGTTTACAGCCTCAAAGAACTGAAGGTCGCCGTAGCCAAGATTTCAAGCCGACACCTATCAAAGATTTTTTCACTCCTCGCGTATCTCACAAGCACCGTTCTTTGTCTCGTTACTGGGTTGCTTGGGAGGCGTTTTTGCATGGGGAGTCGGACCCAGTTTCCTGCCACGAATACCATTCCCGACGCTCATGCTGTGTGTTCGGGGTCTAGGTCTTGGGTGCCTCGCCTGTCGTCCCGACGGTGAGGGCTTTCTCGGTTGTAAGGGTCACAGTATCAGGTGTTGCGTGTTCTCCGCAACTGTTCTTGCCATTTTTCTGCGTCACGCATTGCTGCCGCGAGAAGGTTCTCGTCGGTTTGTGGTTTGCGTGGTTTGAGTTCTTTGCGTCGCACTACTCGTCCTGATGTTCCTAGTTTGCGACCCATGCTGTCAACTGTATCACTGCTATGCTTTGCAACTATTCATGGGAACTAAACGTGCAGTGTCCCCCGCCGACAAAGCAAAGTTTTTTGCGTTGATTGCTGCGGGCAGAACCATCAAGGATGCATCCGCCCAGGCTGGTGTGCATATCAACACTGGGTCTAACTGGTTGAAGAAAGCCAAGTTGTTGGAGGCGAACCGTAAAGAGGCGGAACATAAAGCGTCTACGAGTTATGGGGCTGGTGGTAGGCAGTCGTACCAGTATCAACAGTTGATGGATGCGGTGGATTTGCCCTCCGTGGTTCCTGTTGAACGGTTGTGTGAAAATGCTCAGCGCGGGTTGGAAGATTTTGATTTCTTTCGTCGCCACTATCTGGGTAGGGTTCCGTCGCCGTGGCAGGTGGAAGCAGCAGTTACGTTGATTAAACTGTTGGAGTCAGAAGAAAAAGAGTTCGTGGTCTTGAACGTGCCTCCTGGTGCGGGTAAGTCAACCTTGTTTCATGATGTCGCGGTGTGGGCAATTGTTCGTAATCGTCGTATCCGTGTGATGATTGGTTCTGTTTCACAGAACATGGCGAAGTTGTATTCGCGTCGCATCAGGGAAACCCTGGAACGGGTACAACCGATTGAACCTGACCCGAACATGGTAGCGAAAGGGCTGGCGTTAAATGCTGAAGGTTGTCTCCAGTTGGACTATGGACGTTTCAAACCAACCGATAAAGGGGCGTTGTGGCGAGCCGACGAGTTCGTCGTTGAACAGTTGGACGGGAACGGGCTTGACAATAAAGAACCAACCGTCCGCGCCTACGGAATTGAAGCAGAGTTCATCGGACACCGCGCCGACCTCTGCCTCTTTGACGACGTTGCCTCTCCTGATAACGCTCGTGAGTCTGTTGCCCGTGACAAACTTCTTGAACGTTGGGACAATGTTGCAGAGGCTCGCTGCGACCCTGGCGGACTTCTCGCCGTTGTTGGTCAGCGTCTCGGGAGTGGCGACCTCTACGCTCATTGTCTTGCGAAGGAAACGTACGACATAGAAGACGATATCAACTATGACGGTTCAGACGTGAAATCCCCTGAGGATGTCCAGGAAGGGCAACCTGTCCGCCAGAAAAAGTATCGTCACGTCATCTACAAAGCGTATTACGAAGAACTGGATACGGGGAAAGAATCACGCTCCTTCAAAGCCCCCCCGTACCCTGACGGTCCGCTGCTGGACCCGAAACGTCTCCCGTGGAAAGACCTGTCTTTCATCCGCTACAACAAACCCGACGTCTTCAACGTCGTCTACCAGCAAGAAGACCTGGACCTGGACTCCCGCCTCATAGACAGGGTGTGGATGACAGGCGGCAAAGGCATGGACGGCGTGGACTACCCAGGCTGTATAGACAACGAACGCCAACCCGCCTACATCCCCGAAGGTTTGGCGCACCCCTGGGTGTCTGTTGTTGCGGTGGACCCCAGCCCCACCATGTTCTGGGCGTTCGTCTGGTTTATATATCAACCCGATTTGGGGATATATCACATCGTGGACCTGGAACGAGTCAAACTAACCGCCGAAGAAGTCCTCGGGTTCAACACCGCCACCAGCGAATACACGGGTTTGATGGACGAATGGCAGCAACGCTCCGTGGACATGAACTACCCCATCTCCCATTGGGTGGTGGAAATCAACGCAGCCCAGCGTTTTCTGCTGGCACATGACTTTGTGCGCCGCTGGCAAGCCATGAACAGGGTGAATGTCGTCCCGCACACCACTTCCCGCAACAAAGTGGACGAAAACCTGGGTGTGGAAGCCCTACTCCCGCCGCTTATCAGGTCTGGTGCGATGCGTTTCCCGTCCATGCGTGGCAACTGGAAAACACTCGCAGCCCTGGATGAGTTAACGAAGTGGACCCGCGACAAGAAAAACGGGACCGATATTGTAATGGCGTTGTGGATGGGTGTCCTCAACCTGCCGAACCTGACCCAAGCGAAAGTTCCACCCCGCCAATGGCGACCTTCATGGTTGAGATAATGTATTATCGTTCCCGTACGGACGCCAACAAAGGTTTTGCATGAAGTCAATTGAGGAAATCGTTGCCCTGTACCGTGAACGTCATCTCGGTCAAGGACCCATTCTTCAACAGATGCGTGAAGTGCGTCGCCTCGCCAACGGTGAAGTCGTTGTGCCACTGTCAGAACTTGACCGCACCGCTCGTTCGTCGGTAGCGAACCTGTTCGTCCAGGGGTTGGACCAGATGGCGATGCGTGTCACGTCCACCCAGCCGTCGCCGTACTTCCCTGCGTTGCGTGAAGGGCAGGACCGCAGCATGAAACTGGCGAAAGACCGTCGCCGTGCCATGCTGTCCATCTGGGACCAGAACCGTATGGCACAGAAGGA